TTTAAGTTATCACCGTCAAACTCGTGCAGCAACATTCTGCCCAGAAGATTCTGTTGAAGACCATAAGGCAATGTTGAACTTTATCCATGAAACTGCTGTAGGTGTACAAGAAAAGTTTGTTGTTGTGGGTCACCACTCGCCATCTAAACTTTCTACAAAACCTCAATATGAGGATGATGTGATAGTTAATGGCGCTTACTCTTCTGATTTGTCGGAGTTCATTCTGGACCATCCGCAGATTAAGGTATGGACACATGGTCACACTCACCATAAGTTTGACTATATGCTTGGCTCTACTCGTATTATCTGCAACCCTCGTGGTTACATTAATTACGAACCAGATGCTGATTTTTTTGAATTACAATATTTTGAGGTATAACAATGAAGAAAACTATAGGTTCAACTTTTAAAATAAATAGAGGAGTAAAACGCCAAATGGCAACAATTCTAGATGATACGGAAAGACATGCGTTTAAAAATTTAATGATACAAGCACAAATACAGGGCGAAACAGTAATTGCTGTAGAAAAGAAAAAGAAAAAAGTTAGCGGCCATGAGATATCTATATCCTAGTACTCTTGCAAATTTTTGGTACAATACATCAATGATGTTAGATGAAAGATATGCTACCGAAAATGGTTGTGTCATTTTAGGAATTTATTGTACTGTCGGAAAACAAAATTTACGTCTTCAACATAATATTGATGTAGGAGAAAAATTGATTATATATCAAACTGAACCTCTAGTTGATGGTCATTGGCATTCTCCAAAAAAATTGATTGATATTTTAAAACAAGCTGATGAAATTTGGGAATATGATATAAACAATTATTATTATTTACGGACACTTGGATTTACCAATGTTTTTTTCAGACCATTTCTTTATACTAAAGTAATGGAAAATATTCAAGAAAAAGAGCCGGAGATTGATGTTTTGTTTTATGGAACAATGAATCCCCATAGACAAGAATTGTTGCAAAAAATTGATATTTTTGATAAGGACATAAAATTCGTCTGTCTTTATTTTATTGATGGAATTCAATTAGATGATTATATTTCAAAAAGTAAAATTGTTTTAGACTTAAATACTTGGGAAAATGGATATCAAAAACAATCTAGAATATCACATCTTTTAAATAATAAAAAATGCGTTTTATCTGAGAAAAGTTTATTTAATTTTTATGGAAAAGGAATTGTAGAATTTAATATTGACATTTTTGATTTTGAAAATAAAATAAAATTTCTTCTACGAGATAACAATTGGAAAAAACAAGGACAACTTGGTTATGAAATATTTAAAAATATGAACATACAAACCTTTGAAAATTTATATAATGAACAAGTTTGATAATGTTCATATGCGAGTTGCCGAAGTTTACTCTGAAGTATCTTCGGCTCGTAGATTGCAAGTTGGTTGTGTTATTGTAAAAAATAATACGATTATCGGTATTGGTTATAATGGAATGCCTTCTGGCTGGGATAATAACTGTGAGGATGAGATTGGCGAGGTGATAAATGGTGCCAACAAAATTGTTGAGATTAGATTGAAAACTAAACCTGAGGTATTACATGCAGAAAGTAATGCTCTGGCTAAAGTTGCTCGTAGTACAAATTCTAGTGAAGGTGCAACGCTATATGTCACACATGCGCCCTGCTTAGAGTGTTCTAAATTGATTTATCAATCTGGTGTTAATAGTGTATTTTATCGTAATGAATATAGAGATTCTGCTGGCATTAATTTTTTAAATAAATGCGAAGTGCATGTGAATAAAATATAAAAAAAATTCTTTCAACAAACTAAATAAGTTGCGGGTTAGTAAAATGGTATTACGGAGGACTCATAATCCTCAGTTCTCAGTTCAACTCTGGGGCCCGCTACCATAAAAAATATTATGTATAATGATGTGTGTAAATTTATAGATGCTTGCGACCAAATTCCAAGCAACGAAACTATAAGTCTCTATAATTCTTTAATTATTGAAGAATTTTTAGAATTTAAACAAGCAAGACTGGAAAATGACACTATAGAAGAACTTGATGCCTGTATGGATTTAATATGGGTAATATTAGGATTCTGTAAGATGAAAGGTTTTGATGTGGATGGTGCTTGGGCTGAAGTAGCAAGAAGTAATTTGGCTAAAATTGATTCTGCAACAGGTAAAGTTATTAAACGACCAGATGGTAAAGTTTTAAAGCCTGACGGGTGGACTGCACCAAATCTTGCATCTTTTATTTAAATGTGTTATAATGAAAACATGCCAGAGACAACAATAATGAATGAAGATACAAGAGAAATTCTTTTGATTTTGCAAGAGGAATGTGCTGAAGTTACTCAAGCAATCAGTAAATGTTTTCGGTTTGGAGCTGACCAAATTAAACCAGGTAAAGAAAACACAAACATTCACTGCGTTCAAGAAGAGTTAGGTGATTTGTTAGCAATGATTGAATTGTTGGTAGATAAAAATATTGGAGTGACGAATGATGGGTTGACTAGAGCGAAAACTGATAAATTTTTAAAATTAAAACAATGGTCTAATATAGTAATTAACAAATAAGGAATAGTATGAATACATCTAAACTCGCCATGCAGGTCGCCACAGAAAATAACTTAAAGGGTTGTGCTTACAAGTACGATTTATTTTTGAGGGAGTATGATAATAAGGTAGAGTTGCTTGGATTAGTTGATGACCCAACTGTGAATTTTGAAGATTTTAGGGAGCGTGAAATGCTAATTCCAAAAAAATGGGTAACATTAAAGGTCCTCAGTGCAAAATATAAAGTACGAGTATGAATGATTTTTACACTAGTGTAATTTGTGTTGGTAACAACATTTTTTATCGTGGTGTAAAAAACAATAGGTCTGTAAAGCTTAAAATTGCTTACAAGCCTACTATATTTTTACCTGTCAATAAACCCACAGAATGGAAAAATTTACAGAATGAATATTTAGATAAACTTACTTTAGAATCAATTCGTGAATGTAGAGATTATGTTGAACGATATAAAGATGTAGATAACTTTAAAATTTATGGAAATACCCGTTATGAATATGCCTATATTGCTGATGAATTCAAAGGTGCAATTGAATGGGATCAAACCAAGATTAACATTGCCATTATTGACATTGAAGTCGGTTCAGACAATGGCTTTCCTGACCCATACAAAGCAAATGAACCAATCACAGCCATCGCAGTAAAAACTGTTGGTGGTAATATGAAAGTATATGGTTGCGGTGATTTTAATAATTCTCGTGATGATGTTGTATACTTCAAATGTAAAGATGAACATGACCTATGTAAACGATTTTTAGAAGATTGGCAATTGAACACGCCAGATATCATTACAGGCTGGAATACAAGGTTCTTTGATATTCCATATTTAATTAATCGGTTTACTAAAATTCTCGGTGAAAGTGAAATGAAAACTTTATCACCATGGGGATATATCACTGAACGAAAGATGGTAGTTCGTGGTCGTGAAATGATAGAATATGATATCTACGGAATATCTTCATTAGATTATATTGAATTGTACAGATGGTATGCTCCAGGTGGTAAGTCACAAGATTCTTATCGGTTAGATAATATTGCTCAAGTTGAACTTGGTGAAGGTAAAATTTCTTATGATGAATTTGAAAACTTGCACCAATTATACAGATTGAACTATCAAAAATTTATTGAATATAACATTAAAGACGTAGAGTTAATTTTAAAACTTGAAGATAAATTAAAACTGATTGAACTAGCATTAACATTGGCATATGATACTAAATCTAACTTCAATGATGTGTTTGCACAGACACGAATGTGGGATGCAATAATTTATAATTATTTATTTGAAAGAAAAATTATTGTTCCGCCAAAGACAATTCAGAAAAAAGATTCTGCATTTGAAGGTGCTTATGTAAAAGAGCCTCAAATTGGTGTGCATGATTATGTTGCTAGTTTTGACTTGAATTCTTTGTACCCACTTTTAATGGTACAATATAATATTTCACCCGAAACAGTAATTGATGTTCCTGATTATGATGATGATATGAGAAGAATTATTTCATCTGGTGTTTCTGTTGAAACCATGCTAAGTAAAAAAATTGATACTAGCACGTTTAATAACTACACACTTACACCAAACGGTCAATTCTTTCGTACGGATAAACAAGGTTTCTTACCTAAGATGCTGGAAGAAATGTATATAGACCGAAGTAAGTTTAAAAAGATGATGATTCAGTCTAAGAAAGAATATGAAATTGAAACTGACCCAACTAAAAGAAGAGATTTAGAAAAACGAATTGCTAGGTATGATAACCTACAACTCGCTAAAAAAGTCTCCTTAAATTCAGCTTATGGTGCAATGGGTTCTCAATATTTTAGATTTTTTGATTTAAGATTAGCATTAGGTGTCACTCAAGCCGGTCAACTTTCTATTCGCTGGATTGAAGATAAGTTAAATGGTTATATGAATAGATTATTGAAAACAAATGGTGTAGATTATGTTATCGCCTCGGATACAGATTCAATTTATCTCCGTCTTGGTGAATTGGTTGATAAGGTGTATTCTAAAAAGACGAATGTTAATCAACTTATCTCCTTCATGGACCGTGTATGTGAAGATAAGTTACAACCATATATTGACGAAAGTTATCAGGAACTCGCTTCGTATGTTAATGCGTTTGCCCAAAAAATGCAAATGAAACGTGAAGGGCTTTCCGATAAAGGAATTTGGACAGCTAAGAAACGATACATCTTGAATGTGTATAATAATGAAGGTGTTCAATATTCGGTACCGCAGATGAAAGTCATGGGTCTTGAAATGATAAAGTCTTCCACTCCTTCTGCTATCCGAGATAAAATGAAAGAGACTATCAAATTAATGGTAACAGGCACCGAAGATGAAGTGCAAGATTATATTGCAGATTTTCGCAAAGAATTTAAAAAACTGCCAATTGAAGAGATATCTTTTCCTCGCTCTGTAAATGGTCTAAAAACTTATACAGACAATATACTGATATACACTAAAGGCACTCCAATTCATGTAAAAGGTTCTTTGCTATACAACTATCTTTTAAATAAACATAAATTAACAAATAAATATCCAATAATTAAAGAGGGTGAGAAACTTAAATTTACTTACTTAATTCAACCAAACCCAATCAATGATACTGTGATTTCATACCCAAACAGATTACCTTCTGAATTTGGACTTGATGACTATATAAATTATGATTTACAGTTTGAAAAAGCATTTCTTGACCCAATAAAAATTATCCTCAACTGTATGAATTGGCAAGCAGAAAAAACCAATTCACTATCTAACTTCTTCTAAGGAATATTATGTCTCTACTTGATAAAATTAAAAATAATTCTACTATTAAAAACAGTGCAATTTTATCTATTTCAAAGTTTTTCACTCAAAAGGATATGATACCGACTTCTATCCCAATGATTAATGTTGCGTTATCTGGAAAATTAAATGGAGGTTTTACTCCTGGTATTACTATGTTTGCTGGACCATCTAAGCATTTTAAAACTGCGTTCAGTCTGCTAATGGCTAAATCTTATTTGGAAAAATATCCAGAGTCTGTTATTATATTTTATGATTCTGAATTTGGTACACCACAATCTTATTTTGATACTTTTGATATTGATACAAATAGAGTTTTACATACTCCTTTAACAAATATTGAAGAACTTAAATTTGATATAATGAAACAACTTGAAGGCATTGAAAGAAACGAAAGGGTTATGATTATCATTGATTCAATTGGTAATTTAGCATCAAAGAAAGAAGTTGAAGATGCCCTTGATGGCAAATCTGTAGCAGATATGAGCCGAGCGAAACAAGTTAAAAGCTTATTTCGTATGGTAACGCCACACCTAAACTTAAAAGATATTCCTATGGTTGTAGTGAATCATACATATAAAGAAATAGGAATGTTCCCTAAAGATATTGTTGGTGGTGGAACAGGAAGTTATTATTCAGCAGATAATATTTTTATTATTGGGCGCCAACAAGAGAAAGAAGGAACAGAAATTGTTGGATATAATTTCATCATTAATGTAGAGAAATCTAGAAATGTTAGAGAGAAATCTAAAATTCCAGTTTGTGTTTTATTTGAAGGTGGAATAAGTAAATGGTCTGGGTTACTTGAGAATGCATTAGAATCTGGTCATGTTATTAAACCAACAAATGGATGGTATAGTAAAGTAGATAAAAATACTGGAGAAATTGGAACTAAGAAAAGATTATCCGACACTATGTCTGAAGAATTTTGGTCCGACATCCTTCTTAAAGAGGATTTTAATGAATTTGTAAGGAAAAAATATGAAATCGCTTATGGTAATATTATGGGAGATATTATGGGAGAAAATGATGTTTTGGAATCTGAAAAAGCATAAAAAATTCAAAGAAAATATAGATTATAAATTTCATAATTTTCCAGACACAGATTTAACTGGCATAGAAATTCTTCGGACTGAATATAAAGGCATCGTATATTATTATACCTATGCTAGTGTTTCGGAAGATATTAATATGGCTAATTTGAAATTTGGATATCATGTAGTAAATACAATGAAATATGATAAAAATGACTTGAATAATGATGCAAAGTTTGTTACAATGTTAGGTGACATACTTACTGAACTAATTTTAACGGAAGAAAAACTTGAACCGACTAGAACTTTCTATTCTGAAAAATCTGATATATGATGAGGAATATACTAGAAGAGTATTACCTTTTATAGAATCAGAATATTTTTCTGACCAAAACGAGAGAAATGTCTACATTGAAATAAAATCATTTGTAGAACAATATAAGAATTTACCAACATACGAATCTTTAGTAATTAATTTTACAGAAAGTAAAAAATTAACCGAAGAACAGGTTCGCAATTCAATTGAAATTCTAAAATCATTAAAAGACAATAAAAATGAACCAACAAACATTGAATGGCTAACTGAAAATACAGAAAAGTTTTGCCAAGATAAAGCACTATATAATGCAATCATGGAATCAGTTACGATTCTAGATGACAAGAGCAGCAAAAAAGCAAAAGGTGAAATACCAAAAATTCTTTCTGATGCGCTAGGCGTGTCTTTTGATAGAAATGTTGGTCACGATTATATAAGTGATTATGAAAGCCGATTTGAATTCTATCATAGAAAAGAAGAAAGAATTCCTTTTGATTTAGATTATTTCAATCGTATCACTAATGGTGGGTTACCTAATAAAACTCTTAACATTGCTCTAGCAGGTACTGGTGTTGGTAAAAGTTTGTTTATGTGCCATGTAGCCGCAGGATGTATTTCTCAAGGCACAGATGTTTTGTATATCACATTAGAAATGGCAGAAGAAAAAATTGCAGAACGAATTGATGCAAATCTTCTAAATTTAAAACTAGATGATTTACATTTAATATCTAAAGAAGATTATAATCGTAAATTTATAAATCTAAAAAGCAAAACACAAGGTAAATTAATCATCAAAGAATATCCAACTGCTAGTGCTGGTTCTATGCATTTTCGTTCTTTACTAAATGAATTGCAATTGAAAAAAAACTTTCGCCCAAAAATTATCTTTATTGATTATTTAAATATATGTTGCTCTTCTAGATTGAAGCAGGGCGCTAATGTAAATTCATACACTTATATTAAAGCAATTGCAGAAGAATTGCGAGGCCTTGCGGTAGAATTTAATGTGCCAGTTGTTTCAGCTACACAAACTACAAGGTCTGGTTTTTCTAATTCTGATGTAGATTTAACAGATACTTCCGAATCTTTTGGTTTACCTGCTACCGCTGACTTTATGTTTGCATTAATTAATACCGAAGAATTAGAGCAACTGAACCAGATTATGGTAAAACAGTTGAAAAATAGATATAATGACCCTAGTATTAATAAAAAGTTTGTAATTGGTGTTGACCGCTCAAAGATGAGATTATATGATGTTGAGATTGATGCACAGAAAATTGTAGATTCCGGTCAAGTTCCTGATGATAAACCATTAAATACTTTCGGAAATCGTGAGAGAAAATTCAACTCTAAGTTTGAGGGTGTGCGTGTATAAGTAATTTTTTCTATATAAATATATGATTAATTGACGGAGAGTAATATGGCAGACTTGGGTAGCAAATCAACCGATGGTAGATTATCGTTCGTCAAGTATGTGACGGATAATAAGCGATACGCTGAGGTTGAATACGAAATTGAAAAAGGTGCTGACGCCACAGTATTCACAAAAAGAGGTACTGAATTGGTTGCGCTACCTAAAGCATTAAGAGCCGGCACGAAGATAAGCATAATTGATACAAAGATGTACGACATTGAGGGCAAAAAACTCGCTTCAATAAAAACAGGCTCAGTCAAAGGCTTTGTTGCAATTAATAGAATCAGAAAACCCACAGCCGGCAACGGCACACAGTATGAAGACGAAGTTGTAGATGCCATTAATAATTTTATTCTAGAGTTCGGTTGCCCTATCAATATCAAATTAAG